CAAAATTATACTCATTTAGATATAATTTAAACTATTAAAAACCAATAAGTTAGAAAATATTTAAAAAATAATTGACAAAATTTGTTAATTATTGAAATATTTGTTTTATCTTTGTTCTATCAAAGCAATGATGCTGCGATTAAAAAAACAACTATGAACAAATTAACTATCCTTTCAACATTCCTTTCAGTAGGTTTAATTCAAAACGATTATGTATTATATGGTTGCACTTTAGTTTGTGTTACTATTTTAGCATCATTATTCATTAACTCTTATAAAAACGAGAACAATGGATAATTTAACTAACTGGATGGTAGAAACTAAACCAACTAACAAATATTTAGCTTGGTTACTTATTATGATCTTAAGAGATACTGATATTATAAATCCTTTAGATAGAAGATGGATTTATAAAAGTGCAATAAATTATTTAAGATTGCCTAATAAACCATACTCGGATAGAAACCATGATTGGTATAAAGATTGTATTAATTTAATAACTGCTTATCGTAACTCTAAAAAATAAAAACTATGGAACAACTTATTCAAATGTTAAGAAACCATGACTTTACTTTTATGTATAGTGAAGATCATGACTTATGGATGAAATCCTTTGCTCATATAAGTGCAATAAAGCAAGAGATATGTAACTTAATTGCAAGTGGAGAGAAACTTGATGAATTAAGAACAAAGTGCTTGGAGCTATATCCGAATGACAATCATAATCAAACAGAAATAAAACGATTTTTTCAAAACTTAAATATACCAACTATGGCAGAAATAACTTATAAAGGATTTCCGGTAACATTCAATTCTTATTATCAACCAACAGAAAGAGAACTCGGAATACAAGCACACTATATTATAGAAGATATTAAAATATTCGGAATTGAGCCAGATGAATTACTTGAAGAAGATGGCATGGAAGAATTAATCGCTTTCATTGTTGAAGAATTAGAAACAAATAAAAACTCTTATCATGGATAGAAGATTAGCAAGATTAGAGGAAATAGCTACAATATTTGAAGCATCTCTAAAATCCGAAGAAATAGACAATATGCTACACGATTTTTATGTAGATTTGAAATTGAAATGTAAACAAGAAAATATAAAACTATCCATTTATTATGCAGACAACACCGAAGGAGTTAAAATTGAAGAATCACGAATTATTGAAATTGAAAGCTCAAATTAAAGAATTAAGAAATAATCTAAAGGCTAACAAGGACCAGGTTATTAAAACTGCAATCATGGGAGTTTGTAAGGACTATAAAATAAGCTACGAAGATATGATGAGTGGCAGCCGAAGAAGAACAGTAGTATTGCCGAGAATGGTTTTAATGTATAAACTATATCAAACCGGCTTCACAATGACGGAAGTAGGTGCTATATTCAACCGAGATCATACGACTGTTTTAAATGCTATTAGGAAGATTGAAGCACAAAAAGATTTGTACGATGATATTATTTTATAAACAAATTTTGTTAATTAAAAAACTTTACTTATTTTTGTAAAACTTCTGGCAGGAGTTATAAAAGCCAACTACAACTATGAACAAATTGTACACTGCTATTGCAGCATTCCAACAAGAAGTGCCGGTAATTCACAAAGGCACACAAGGCTATGGCTATTCTTATGCAGATTTACCAGCTATTTTTTCAATTATTAATCCATTAATGGCAAAGCATGGATTAGGGTTTACTCAAGTAGGTCAAGGTACTGCTTTAAAAACAATTATATTCCATGTAGAAAGTGGAGAGTGTTTAGAGAGTGTATTTGAAATTCCTCAAGGCGTTCAATTATCTAAAATGAATGACTTTCAAGTGCTTGGCTCTGCTATTACTTATATGCGTAGATATGCTTTAAGCTCTGCTCTTGGGCTTGTAACTGATAAAGATACTGATGCTTCTGGGGAACAAATAAAGCCTGGTATAGATGCTGAATTAGTTAATAAACTTGCTAAATGTAAGGATATTACAGAATTGCAAATGCTATACTCTACAAAAGAAGATTGGAGTAATGCAGAGAAAACTTTATTTACTAATCGTAAAAAATCTTTAAAATAATGTTTGAACAAGACAATTGGATGAGCAGTAGGCTGGGAAAGTTTACTGCTTCCGAAATAGGAAACTTACTTACTGAAAGTAAAAGGAAAGATGAGGTATTTGGTGCAACTGCTAAAACATACATTCATAGAAAAATACACGAGATATTAAGTGGAGAAGTTAAATCTTTAGGCTCACTACCGAGTTTAGAATGGGGCAAATCTTTAGAGAACGAAGCTATATTGGTTTATGAAGCTCAAACTGGTTATAAAGTAGAAAACTTGGGTGGTGCTAATCCTAAATTCTTTGAGTTTGGAGAGAGAGCTGGAGGTAGCCCAGATGGGTTGATTGAAAGCGACAAAGGTCAAGGAGTATTAGAGGTTAAATGTCCATATACCGGAGAAACTATGATTGACTACCTATTATTTAATACTGGAGCTGATTTACTTGCATATAATAAGAATTACTATGCTCAAGTACAATTTAACATGGTATGCACTAACACTAATTGGGCAAATTGGGTTGCTTATGACCCAAGAATAAATATGCTTAAAATAGTGCATATTGATAGAGATAATGATTTCTGCGAGAAGCTAATTGAAAAGGTAGAACTTGCAACAATCTATGTAAATAACATTTTAAATATAATCAATGGGTAACTATAAAATAACTCCTCCGGTCGGCACTTTGCACGTTTACGTTGATGGCAGATTAGTCAAAAGCAAAGTACATAATACAAGATACAATCGTGAATGCTATGCAACTGGCATGATTGTAAAATATACCGATAGCATTATAGATTTCATTTTTAACGATGGCTTAAGAGAAATACATATGTTTACTTATGACCCTAAAGCAGCTATAATAAAACGAGTTCACGAAATACCAAGCTATTTTAAAGATGGCATTGAGTATTTTGATGACGCTAAATTCTGCCAATGGTATAATCTTGGAGATGCAATCCCTAATAAATTAATTTTAAACCCTATAAAACTATAACTATGACACATTTAGAAAATTTAATTAATGAAATAAACAATTTAGAATTGCATGATAAAATAGATGCAATTAATACAGTTAAAAAAATGCTACATAATATTAGTCCATTTAAAAGTGAGCCAGTTGACTGTGTATTGTGGGTTAAAAATGAAACAGTATTTGCGAATGATTACAATCCAAATAGTGTCGCTCCTCCAGAAATGGAACTATTAAGATTGTCAATTGCTAATGATGGATATACACAACCTATTGTTAGCATGGAAAATAATGATGGTAATAGAGAAGTTATTGATGGATTTCATAGAAATAGAGTAGGTAAAGAATGCAAAGATATTCAAGAAAGAGTACAAGGTTATTTGCCAGTAGTTACTATTAGAGAGTCACAAAGTGATATTAATAATAGAGTAGCATCTACGATTAGACATAATAGAGCAAGAGGTAAACATAAAGTTGAAAGTATGAGCGATATTGTAGTTGACCTTAAAAAAAGAAATTGGTCAGATGAAAAAATATCTAAAGAGCTTGGGATGGATAGAGATGAAGTATTAAGATTAAGCCAAATAAGTGGATTAATTGAATTGTTTAACGATAAAGATTTTTCTACTGCATGGGAGCCAGAATTAGAAGATTTTGAAAATATTGATTAATATGGAAAGAATATACCACCCTTACAATTTATGGGAAGATTACATAAATGGATTTTATGATAATTGTTCTGGATCTAAAAAGCAAGATTACATTAATGGAATTTTAGAAATGTTTAATTCAGCAGAATTAACAGAAATGTATATGCAGAAAGTTATAGATCAATGGGTTTATTCATGCGAACATAACTTATCTAATATATCGTTAAATAGAATTGCTTATATAGGTCAATCAGCTTGTTGCTTATATTGTGGAGCTCCATCAACAGTTACAATGGAAGCCTGGAGTTTGCTTTCAAAAGAAACTCAAGATAGAAGCAATTTAATTGCAGAAAAAATATTAAATAACTGGTTAAATAAAAACTAATATGCCTAAATACAACTTGAACAAAAATGTTTACGAAGCATCTATTGAAAGATTAAATTATACTTTTGATAATTTTAAAAGAATTTATTTATCTTTTAGTGCCGGTAAAGATAGTACGGTAATGCTTCATTTAGCTATGGATATAGCAAAGCAAAGAAATAGAAAAATAGGAATTTTAATTGTTGATCTTGAAGGTCAATATAAATTAACTATTGATCATATTTTAGAATGCACAAAAGAGTATAAAGATTTTATTGAATTGCATTGGGTTTGCCTACCAATACATTTAAGAAATGCAGTTTCTGTATATGAGCCATTTTGGAAGTGTTGGGATGGTGATCAAAAGGAAAATTGGATTAGGGAGTTACCTAAAGAAGCTATATCGGATATAAATTACTTCCCATTTTTTAGAGATGGAATGGAGTTTGAGGAATTTGTACCAGAATTTGGTGAATGGTATAGCAAAGGAGAATTAACTGCTTGTTTAGTTGGAATTAGAAGCGATGAGTCATTAAATCGTTATAGGACTATATCTTCTAAAAAGAAAATAAGATTTGATAATAAGGTATATACTACTAAAATAACAGATAATGTTTATAATGTATATCCTATTTATGATTGGAAAACAGAGGATATTTGGATATACCATAATAAGAATAGAGATAAAAGATATAATGAATTATATGAATTAATGCATAAAGCTGGTTTATCTATACATCAACAAAGAATTTGTCAACCATACGGAGATGATCAAAGAAGAGGATTATGGTTATTCCATATTATAGAGCCACAAACTTGGGCAAAAGTAGTGGCAAGAGTTAATGGTGCTAATTCTGGAGCTTTATATATTAATGAAAGTGGATCAATTACTGGTTATAATACAATATCAAAACCAAAAAATCATACTTGGAAATCTTTTGCTAATTTATTTTTAAATAGTATACCAGATAAAACAAAAGAACATTATTTGAATAAAATATACACTTTTGAAACTTGGTGGAAAGAAAGAGGTTACAATGATGGGATACCAGATGAAGCACCATATATACTTGAGTCAAAAAAACTTGCACCAAGCTGGAGAAGAGTATGTAAAAGTTTATTAAGAAATGATTTTTGGTGCAAAGGATTAGGGTTTACTCAACATAAAACAGAAGCCTATGAAAAGTATCTAAAATTAAAAAAAGAACAAAGATTAAATTCAAACTATAAAAATTAAACTATGACACACTATGAAATCTCCGTAGCTAAAAAAGTAGCTAAATTTATCAAGTCAAATAAAAAAATAACTAATAATGACTTGAGAGCCTTAATGATGCAAGAACACTCTATTCACTTAAGCCAAATCCAAATGCGTAAAATTATAAACTATCTTCGTACAGAGGGGATAGTTAAAAACCTGGCAGCAGATTGGGAGGGTTATTGGATAGAAAAGGATCAGCTCAAAGTTATGAAGTATATAAAATCTTTAGAATTGAGAGCCAAGTCAATAATGCAAGTAGCAACTAAAATGAGAAAAGCATTGTGAAATATAAACTCTTAAAGGATATAAAAAGCAATAGAATGGTAGATAAAAAGGTATTTAAGGTATATGGTGCTAAAGATGAGATAGTAGAATTAATAGCAGAACATGGAGAAGTTTATATTGTTCAAGGCAAAAAAGAAAAATTTTCAGTAAATAAAAAATTTTTGTCAGCCATTTAGTTTAAATTTGTATGTTCATAGTTGATTTACCGGTGGCGTAAAAACTGCCGGTAATTTCTAAAGAACTACTATTTATATAAAAGGGAATATTTAAAAGTAAGGAGTTAAATATTTTCTATTAGGTTTTATAAACCAGCCCTTGTATTCCTTACTACAAGGGTTTTTTATTTTATGAAAAAAGATGCATTTTACTTCCCACACTTTGCGAATGCAAGACACGATAGGAAGATCAAACGAGTAACAAAAGAGCTTGGAATAGAGGGTTATGGTATCTATTTTATGCTTCTTGAGGTATTAAGAGAGCAACAAGATTTTAGGTATCCTATTTCGGATATTGACCTACTTGCTGATGAATTTGGCACTTCACTTGCTAAAGTTGAGGTAGTACTTAAAAAGTATGATTTATTTCAAATAGATGAGTGCAATAACTTCTTTTCTATCAAGCAAGTGTATTATTTACAACCTTATTTAGAAAAGTCAAATAACGCACGATTAGCTGCTCAAAAGAGATGGCAAGGAGTTAAAGATGCAAATGCAGATGCAAATGCATTGCAAGAGCATTGCGTTGGTAATGCAAGTAAAGTAAAGGAAAGTAAACTAAAGGAAACTAAAGAAAAGAAAAGTAAAATAGAATTTGCAGATAAATCTGCTAACTATGATTTAATGGTTGAGGTTTATTTTGATTTTTACCAATCAATGTTTAACTTCAAACCAACATTCCAAGCAGTAGATGGAAAGATGATTAAGGAAATAGAAAATAAAATCATATTTTTATGCAACCAAAGGAATTTAGAAACTAAAGCAGAAACAATAAAAGCAAGTTTTTATAAAGTTTTAGATTATGCTTCAAAAGACAAATGGTTAAAAGAAAACTTTTTACTTAAAAATATAAATTCACAATTCAACAAAATTATCAACTATGGAACAAAACAAGAAGGACAAAGAATTGAGCTTGATGAGGAAACAGCAAAGTATTTCGGTTAATCATGCGCCGGCTGATTTTAGTCACACAAAAACTTTAGTCCAATTATCAAAAGAATTAGGAGTAGAAAAGATTTATTCTGGAGTGGCTGCTCAATTAAGCAACTTTTTAAACTACATAGGTTGCGAATGGAATAATGCTCAAAAACAAGATGTGGTTGAGCTTATTTGCAACAATTATGCTAATCTAACTGCAGAACAATGGAAGCTATTTTATGTAAAGGCTAAAACCGGCACTTTTGGAGATATATACGGAAAATTAAGTCCTATTGCTTTTATGAAATGGGTAAATACCTATGCAGCCGAGTGCGATTATGCTAACGAGCAATTTAAGATACAAAGGGATAGGCAAATAAACGAAGTAAGCGAAGATATACCGGTTATAGACGGATATTTTGATAAACTAATAGAATGTATCAACCAAGTAGCAAACAAGCCAAAAACAGACAATAAATCGCAAAGAATAGCAGAGAAAAGAGCTGAATGGGAAGCTAACTTTAAAAACTACTTTAACAAATGAATGTACTATCCTTATTTGACGGAATGTCTTGTGGACAACAAGCACTTGAAAGAGTAGGTATTAAAGTAGATAACTATTTTGCTTCCGAAATTGACAAATATGCCATAACTGTAACAATGGCTAATTACCCAAATACTAAACAACTTGGATCTGTTGTAAATGTAGATGGTTATTCTTTGCCTAAAATTGATTTATTAATAGGTGGAAGTCCATGCCAATCATTTTCTTTTGCTGGTAAACGCAAAGGAATGAGCACTAAAGATGAGCAAGAGATTTTAACTTTAGACCATTATCTTGAATTAAAAAGCCAAGAATACGAGTTTGAAGGACAATCTTACTTATTTTGGGAGTATATGCGACTATTAAACGAGGTAAAACCTAAATACTTTTTACTTGAGAATGTAATGATGGGCGAAAAGTGGGAGAAGATTTTGAGTAAAGCTATTGGAGTTAATCCTATAATGATAAATAGTAGCTTGGTATCTGCTCAAAATAGACAAAGATTATACTGGACTAATATCGGAATGAAGCCAAGTGGTTTATTTGGAGATTTAGAAAGCACTATTCAGCAACCTAAAGATTTAGGAATTTTATTAAAGGATATTCTTGAGCCGGAAGTAGATGAGAAATACTTTTTAAGTCAAAAAATGATTGATGGTTTTTTAGGTCATAATAAAAATCACGAAGGCAAAACCGTGTTTGTATGGCAACCAACAGAAGGGAATAAAAAAGGTGCTTGTTTAAGAGCTAATGCTGCTCTTGCTGCAACTGATAATTCTATTATAGTGCATAATACAATGCCAAGATCAAGCAAAACTGGTAAAGGTGGTACTGGACCTTTAAAAAGAGAAGATGGCAAAACTTATTGTTTAGATACTGGACAAACAAATGCTATTCAATATTGTGGCAATGTTAGAAGATTAACTCCAATTGAATGTGAAAGGCTGCAGACAGTAAAAGACAACTATACTAATCATGTATCGGACTCACAAAGGTATAGAATGCTTGGTAATGGTTGGACAGTTGATGTAATTGCTCATATTTTTAGTTATATATAATGTCGGAACATATATTACAAGTAAACTGTATAAACTGGTTTAAGCTACAATATCCGAGAGAATTGATATATGCAATCCCAAACGGAGGGTTTAGGCACTTTAGTACTGCAAAACGATTAAAAGCTGAAGGGGTTTTGAGTGGGGTTCCGGACTTATTTATTCCTACTCCAATGGGCGAATATCATGGGCTTTATATTGAAATGAAATACGGATATAATAAACCAAGCGAAGCTCAAAAGAAAATAATGGCTTACCTAACTAAAAAAGGCTACTTGTGTGCAGTATGCTGGAGTTTAGATGAATTTATGCAAACTATTAACAATTATTATAAATTGTGAATAAAAAACCTAATAAAATAATTTAAATTAACAAAAAACCTTAATTTTACACTATGGCAGCGAAAACAACAGATGCTTTTTACTTTGCAAAGGCTTTACTTTATGCTAAATTGAGTAGAGATTACTTTGATTTTATAATTACAGAAACCGGAGCAACTTACGGAGCTAAACAAACTTTAAAAGGTTATACTGGTAGATTGGATTGGATTAATAGAGATTTGCTTATGAAGATAACTCATGAAGATTTTAGAAAAATGTATGAGAATGATTTAGCAAATGCTGGGGCGATTGATAGTATGGCTAATAACTATGTAATTCTAAACGAAGAGAACAGAGCAAAACTTGAGGAATATTCCGAACAACTAATAAAAGAACAAAAAAATAGCTAATATGAGATTAAGAAAATTTAATATAGGCATTTATTTAATCCCAACTATTATTTTTGAAAAGTATAATGTAATAGAAAATATAAAAACGATAAAGTGTCTTAATATAAGATTTTTAAACTACGAATTAACTTTTAAATTTTAACTATGAGTGCAATTTTAAACTTTGGAATTAAGCAAGAAGATGGTACATATAAGTACTATACTGCATCTATTAACGATGAGCAAGATAAATATGGCAATAATGTTGCTATAAGTTTACAACAAACAAAAGAGCAAAGAGAGGCAAAAGAAAAGAGAGTTTATGTGGGAAATGGCAAAGTGGCTTGGACTAATGGGAAAATAGAAGTTGCAAATAAAAAAGAAGAAAACTTACCTTTCTAATGACAAAAAAATGCTTCAAATGCGATGAGGTTAAAGATATTGATATGTTTTATTCTCATCCTAAAAATTTAGATGGCAAACTAAATAAGTGTAAGGATTGTACAAAAAAAGATGCAATTAAAAACTATGCTGAAAAATCTAATAATGAAGATTTTGTTGAAAAAGAAAGAGAGAGAGGTAGAGAAAAGTATAAAAGATTAAATTATTATGATAAGTATAAAGAGCAAACAATAGTTAAAACTTGGCTTCTTAATCCAATTTATAAAAATTTAAACAGAAGCATTAAATGTGAAAAAGGTATAGAGTGCCATCATTGGAGCTATAATGACAATCATTTAAAAGATGTAATTTTACTTACAAGAAAAGCACATAAAAAAGTACACAAGCATTTAATACTTGATATTAACAAAAGATTGTTTTTAACATTAGATGGTATTATTCTTGATACAAGAGAAAAGCATGAAGAATATTTAAAACAATTTATAGAGCTAATAACTCATAATTAAACAATGAATAAGCAAGAGCAATTACAATTTGCAAGAGATATATTCAAG